CCACAAAGCATTTACCTCAGTAATATTGAAAATAATTCACCAAATATACAAATATTGGTTAATGATTATATTTCAGCTATTAACGGCACGCCTTGGTTAGATATTAATGGCTTACCAACTAACAAAGTGAGAATGATTTCTCAAAACTTTGCAACAACTGGAAGCATTAACACATTATTTACATACGCTTCTGCAGCATATGGTATTACAAGCACAACAACGAGTGGTCAAATTACAACTTTAACCAATACATTAAACGGCTTGTATAATACATACAGTGGTCAAACAGCAGATAGTTTATTCCCAATTGGTGCTTATTCAAATGGCAATTTACAAACTAAAGATTTAGGTAGTATACCAGCAAAAGTTGATAGATTATTAACAGTTGCTGCAAATCCTGAACTTTATAATATTGACATTACAGTCGACGGTGGTCTTTCAACAATTTTTGCAGTTCAGCAATCAATTGCTAATGCAAAAGGTAGCCCACCAACAGCAGTAAATCCTTTCGATGATCAAGTTACAATCCCAGAAATTTCTGGTTTGTATGTAACGGACCCAACACAGATTACTGGAACAGCTCAAGTATTCCGTAGTAATTACCTTACTATTATTAATAAGTTTTCAAACTTTGCAACGTTTACGAGAAAAGATCATATCTTTATTGGTGATTTACCAAGACATATATTTGTTCAAGGACCAAATTCTAAGGTATTAGATAATCCTTCAACAAACTTCTCGTTAAACATGTACAGCCCAATCCGTGCTGTTACAGATTCATTAAACACAAGTTACATGTCAATCTACGGTAACTGGGTTAATGTATACGACAACAATTTAGGTGCAAATTGCTGGATTCCATTCTCAGGTTTTGCTGCAGCAGCATATGCTAATACAGACTCAAACTTTCAGCCATGGTTTGCACCAGCAGGATTTACAAGAGGTATTGTAAGTGGTATTAACGACATTGCAATTTATCCAAATCAAAAGCAAAGAGATCAACTTTACAATATATCAGTTAATCCAGTAGCATTCTTCCCGAATGAGGGTTACGTAATTTACGGTCAAAAGACATTCTTGAAACAACCAAGTGCATTTGACAGAGTAAATGTAAGAAGATTGTTCTTAAATCTTGAAAAAGCTACAAATTCAACAGCTCAGTTCTTCGTATTTGAACCAAACACAGTATTAACGAGAACAAGACTTGTAAATACAATAAAGCCGTTGTTTGAAAATGCAAAGAATACAGAAGGTGTTTACGATTATTTAATTGTATGTGATGAACGTAACAATACACCAGCTATTATTGATGCAAATGAGCTTGTAGTTGACATTTACTTAAAGCCAGTACGTGCTGCAGAGTTTATCTTAGTAAACTTCTACGCAACACCAACCGGTACAAACTTTAGTGAGCTAGTATAATATGACAAAAGGACAAACCGTTTACTTTACAACATCATTTGATTTGAATGAACGTTCAGGTGTTATTCAAGAAGTAACAGCTGTTGGTTATCTTATAAATAATGTATGGTATTCTAAAAATGATGTTACAATTAAAAATATCCTTTTAGATAGTAAAGTAGACCCAACAAACAAGCAATTAATACTAGGTTAATTAAATAATATTATGGCCGATACTAATCAAACAATACAAGACTTTTACTCGCAAGCACAGACAAGAGATTTTGCACGTTCAAATTTGTTCAGAGTGCTAAACATCAACTTTGGCACTGCAAGTTCACAAATTGTAACCGAAAATGATTTAGTTTATGCCAGAACAGCAACCCTACCAGGTAAAACAATTCAAAATTTAGCAGTTCCATACATGGGATTACAATTTAATGTGCCAGGTGTTGTAACATATCCAGGAAGTGATTCATATGTAATCAATTTCTATTCAGATGAAGCTCAGCAATTAAGAGAAAAATTCTTAAATGTAGTAAAAGACACATTTGATGACTCAACAAGCACAGGTAATTATTTTGCACCTTCACAAACAGCAGTTATTGATTTAATTCAACTCAACAAACAGTTAGTTAAAGTTGCACAATATCAATTAGTTGGTGTAAGCATTAGAGACGTTGCAGCATTAGAGTATGATATTACTTCAACAGGTGAAATTCAAAACTTTAATGTTACATTAGCTTACCATTATTGGAGACAAACATCTTAAAGAAAGCAATAGTTTATAGTTAAATACCTCACTACGGTGAGGTATTTTTTTCATTAAATATTAGCATGGCAGGTATTTTAAATGCACTAACTGATGCAACAGCAGGCTTAGCAACCATACAAAGCCTTGGTAATAATGCATCTCTTGGAGCTCCAGGTATTAGTATAGCAGGAGTTGGTATACCAGGTATTCCTTTAATAAGTTACAGGGACTATTTCCTTACATCCATGGAGTCATGGATAGCTGCAATACCAACCCGTACACAGTTTATAGCTATTATTGATCAAATACCTGCAGGACTAACCACTAATCTATTACAGAAATTGGAAAAAAATGATAGACTTACTGACAAGGATTTTGATATCAATGCTGCTAAAAAAGCACTTGGCAATCATCTTTTACAAAACGTAATGGGTTGTATATTTTTAGCAGGAGCAAGTATACCATCAGAAAGTTTAGCTGCATCTAATGCACAAATAGAAAATAATGCTGGTTTTAAACAAGGAAGTATTTTACAAGGTAGAGATGCATTTGCATCCAATAACTTAACACTGCAGTTTAGAGAAACTAATGCTTCATTTACAGATTTGGTAATGAGGCCTTGGTTAATTGCTGCTTCTCATGCTGGGTTTGTAGCAAGACCAAAAACAGACCCGTTATATACAAAATGCAACATAACAATTTTGCAATATACAAGAACGTATCAAAAAGTTTCGATGATTCCAAGAAAAGTTTGGAACTTTTACGATTGTGTTCCTTTAAATTTAAGCGTACGTAACTTATCTTACGATGCTGAAGACGTTGAAAATTACGATGTATCATTTATATATGATGATTATGCCGTACAAGACACGTTATACCTACCACTGCCTGATATTATATCATCAATAGCACATGGTAATATACCGCGTATTTCACCGTTCCAGAAATGAACATTAATTTTTGTTTTAATATAACAGCATTGGATGAGAAGTATGAAATGAATGAAATTTCATTTTTAGAATACAGGAGTTTTGTAAAAACCATTATAGATAATGATGAAATTTTACTTAACAATGCATTTAATTCAATTTTAAACCGTTGTTGTGTTGAAAAAGTTCCTGAAAACTCTTTTAAAAAATTTTTAGTTTTGTTAAAATTGAGAACTATTATTATAGACCCTGTTCTGGAAATAGCAAATGAAAATTCAAAAATTAATTTAGATATAAACAATATTTTTAATACGTTAAATAAAAAATACGATCATTATAAATTTGAAGTTGACGGGGATTTTTATTATTTTGATTTTCCATCACTTTTAATTCCAAAAAATAATATGTTTGATTTGGTTATGGACTGTTTAGTAAGAATAAATGACATTAAACTTAACCCTGAAACCAAAACAAATATTGTTGAAAATTTACCCGCGTTACCGGTAAATGAAATTTATAAAAATCTTATAGACCACTACAAGGACTACAAATATTATATTAAACCATTAGATTTTACTTTAAACCTTTTTGATTACTCTTGCATTACTTTCTTAAAGTCTATATTTTCTTACAACTTAAAAAATTTATACGATATAGAATACGCACTAAGGAAGCATTTACATTATACTGCTATAGATTTTGGTACTTTTTCATTACCTGAATGTAATATAGCACTTACAACACTGACTAAAGAACTTAATGAAATGCAAAGAGATAAAAATAAAGTTGAGTACCAACAATCTGTAACTAATTAATATTATGAGCGACCAGTCATTAAACGATATCCTATCCCAGCTTAAAAAGACAGAACAATTTTTACAAGTTTATATACCTTCACAGAAAAAGGATGTCAATTTTAAACCACTAACTTTAAAACAGCAAAAAGCAATAATGGATAAAGTTACAACCAATAGCTTTGGTTTAATTGAATTTTTTAACACCATTTATGAGCTTATAGAATCAGCAACTACAGTAGATCATAAAGAATTTAACGTAATTGACAGGTTTAATATTTTATTAACTTTAAGAAGCAATTTAAACAAAAATTATGAAGGGGTTAACTTACCGCTTTTACTAGAAAAAAATAAAAGCATAGTTTTACCTGAAAGTACTACAGTTATTAAAACAGACAAATTTATATTTGAAGTAAGTGTTCCAAGTTTACTTACAGATTATAAGAGTAACTCTTATATTATAAATACCTTTAAAGAT